GGTTTTAGCTGTGCTAAATCCTACGAAATGCGTACCATCGTTGCTGATTTGAAGGGTGACTACATCGGTTGATCCACCAATGGAGAACGTAGAGTTTAACTGAAGAGAAGCCCTGCCAATTCCTTCCATGTTGTACGTAAATGTGCTCGTACCACCAGCAGCCGCACGGATAGTTTGGGTGTCCACGAACGGCGTTGTTTGCATATTACTCATATTTTAATGTCTCCTTGGTTAATTTTAGGCATAGGCGTGAGCAGTGACCCACGCATCATATTCAGCTTGATCGATAAAAGTACAGGTTAAACCCATATCGGTTAGAAGAGCTTGAACCGTTTCTTGCGACATTCCTTCAAATTTCCTGTAATCTGACGTATAGAGGATCATGGCTATCTTACCCTCCTAGCAATAATACTTCCAAAACCTGAAAGCGAAGTACCACCCGTAAAAGTAGTTACGGTAGTCATGTAGAGCGTCGTTGTGGTAGAGAAAGAAATCCGAACGGGAGGAACGCTAATGGTAAACACATTTCCAGATCCGATAAGACTCGCTCCACTTTGGATAATGGTCACCTCATTTCCTGTTGGAACGGCTGCAATATCTCCTCCGGTTACGTTATCCGTGGTAAGACTGATACCCGCTCTAGCTTCCGTTAAGGTGACAGCTCCTACCGCGACATAACCTAGCATAACACGAACGTCATAATCTCCAGCCGTGAGAGAGATAGAGGTGATCGTCTTAGCCGCTGTTGAAGTCAAAGCGACAGGAGAACTTCGTACCACGCTCGCGGAGATAGTTTGGCCTACGATCCCGGTTGTCGCGCTATCATTGGTCGTGGTTCCAACGATCCCCGCTGTGGTGGGGGTAAATGTTAGATTTCCAGAAACGGTAACCGCACCAGGAGTAGTTAACGGATTCGCGATAGCTAGAACTGGGGTAGTACCACCAGTTGACGTGATCTGATTGGTCGTCCCGCTTACGCTCGTGACAGGCGCAGTACCTGAAGAAGCTGCTGTAAGTCTACCCTTAGAATCTACGGTTAACGAAGCATTTGTGTAACTGGCCGGAGTCACTGTTGTGTTTACTAGATCAAGCACGGGGGTTGTCCCACCAGTCGAACTTATATCACCAGCTGTTCCGCTCACACTTGTGACCGGTGCTGTTCCAGAAGAAGCAGCGGTGATTAAGCCTTTAGCATTTACAGTGATTGAAGCATAGGTAAATGATCCAACGTTTCCATTAACCGTAGCCAGAGTGGCAGCAACACTACCAGGCCCAGTTGCAGTAACATCTCCAGTCAGCGCAGTGATATAATTCCCTGCTGCCTGTTTCCCATTGAAAGTGTTCCAATCAGTGGAACTTAGATAGCCATTGTGGGTAGTATCAGCCACATGTTGAGCAAGAGAGGTACCTGTTCCTAAAACAGCGCCTATTCCACCGGTCACTACGATGCCATCAGTTCCAGCATCCGTAAGATTTCCAATAGTCCCAGAAGAAGCAGCGGTGATTAAGCCCTTAGCGTTTACAGTGATCTGAGCGTTTGTGAATGTGCCGACATTGCCATTCACCGTATTGAACGTTAGGGTACCAGTATTGGACAGAGCAGCATCCCCAGACAGCGCAACGCCTACAGCCACGTTTGAACCATTCCCCACAAAGATGTTCGCGGAGGTTAAAATCGAGGTAAGCTTGCTATTGAACGTAGTCCAATCAGCCGCTAGAAGAAACCCGTCCACCGAGCTCGTAGCTTGGGGGATAGAAAGGGTACGATCGGCGCTTAAGTTTCCACCACCCTGCAAGGGCGCGGTCGTGTTGATAAGACGGGTGATCGGAACCTGTTGAGGATCAACGTTGTTAAGGACGATCTGAGTCCATTGAGGTGATCCACCACCAAAGGCTTCTAGATTGCTTGTAGCCTGGTTATATCGAAGGCTGTATAAACTCTTATCTGTATCGCTCATATTTATTTACCCACTGGCGGATGGGCGTTCCCCATCTTAGATGCAGCATTAGCGGTCATGGGCGGTGTAGCCCGTGGTAAAACTGGAGCGCGTGGCGGCGCGGCTTGCGGAGCTCCACCATTCGCAGCGGGCGCAGGCATAGGATTGGGAACTAGCTGCGGCGTAGGCACCTGCACTCCAGGTGGTGGACCTTGTACTTGGATACCTAAAAGACCTAAAAGTCTAGGATCAGTAATGTCCGTAAGCCCCGGAAAAATGATCTGAGCGTGAGCAAGAATATGCTGAACCGCGGCAGCCACAACTGGATTGTCCTGGCTCTTACGCAGGGCTGGGTCCATAAGCACGGTGGCGTGCTGTTTGATATGAAGTTCGTGCATGTCTAACGGGAACACAACCTGCGGCTCTCCATCCCGTAGTCCTTCGTTCTCTTCTACGATAAGCATATTCTCGGCTTCTGGACCCTCAATCATAGGATCAAGTTGACCAGTAGAAAGAATCTGGAAATACTCTTGATTGGACACCATGCCCTTAGCCATCAAATCCTGGGCTACCTGCAACTTACCGGCTTCAGAACGGGTGGCTGGGTTTCCAGCTGCCACGATGACGCGAGTGATATTGGTCAAATCCTGGCCTGTAAACTCACCCATGTAAGGTTTCTTGCTTTGTCCTGCGATTGTAATCATCCGCTTGGTGTTGGCGAACGACTTGAGCATGTTAAAAAGTCCAGTCGCTGACCGTTCAAGGAATGAGATATACGCCTGCTGAATAGGACTGTTAAAGACAAGAGCCTGGGCCTGTAAAAACGCCATGGCTGTGCCTGATTCAACGCCTGTGGGCGGTTGGCCGCGAAGGATAGATGGCAGACCGGAAAGCTTCTCCATCTGTCCTTCTAACAACTCAAGGAACTTAAACACTTCCGCAGGAGTCTTGCAAAGCTCAAGACCCATCGGAACACCGTTCTTCATGTTCGTCTTGATGAAATTCAGGCCTTCAATCACTTGCTCAGGTTTCGTTTGAGTGGATTCATCCACAACGATATTCTGAATAGCGAAGGCCTGTTGATTGGTTACGATGACGCTGAGCGTCTTATCATAGGCATATTGCAACTTGACCAACGAGGTCATGATGGTGGCGCCAAAATTGTTAAACGGCATGGTATCTGGCATCATTGGATACACGGGAATCTCATCGTACGGAAGAGCTGTGTCTAAAATCCAGGTTTCAGCATCAATGTACTGGACGAGACGCCCTTTGGGACACGCCGCTGTTTTACCGTGAATGAACGTATAAACAGGGATTAAATCTGAGTTTGAAGTTTGAGCATCAACGATGTGGCCAAAACGGAAGCGCTGGAGGGTTGTCGGCAGAGACAATCCCTTAAGATCATCTTCAAGGTCCGGTCTTTGAGCGATTAGGTCCCATTTATTGAGATACTCGCGAACGATGTACCAGTCATTGGCGATGTCCATCCGAGTATAATCGCGGATGACATCCATAGGTCCAAGAACAGAAAACTGAGCATCGCCTTCTTTTACGGGTACTTCTTTACCACTGGGGTCTTGCATGACATCAGTGATCTCGCCGATGTCAGCATTCCATTTCTCGTAAAGCCAACCTTCACCGGTTACGAGTCCGTATACTAGGCCTGTTTTGTAATGATCTTCGAGATGTTTTGCCTTAAGGTAGTAATTGCAGACGGCATTGAATACGATGTCCTGCGACATCGACTTGTGGTCATCGTTGATGGCTTCAGGCTGAAAGTCTGGTCGTTGGTTGGCGATGGTGCTAACAAGACCAGTGACGATGGAACGATATATGTTTGATTCAATGAGTTTATACTGTCCACGGTCACCCCCAAAGCGGATACCAATCTTCATATCGGACCGCATCCACATCTCCCAGTTGGTTCGCCAAGTGGTCAACTTTCCTGTTCTGAGAACGTAATCTTGATAGTCGTTTACCCTGCGCTCACACTCTTCCAGCAAATCATCTGTAGGGAGATTGGCGAAATACATCTCGTCCTGATGGCCAAACGTCTTTGAATTCATAGAACCGGCTGCCATTTAGTCTCCCTTGGAAAATTTAGTCATAACTTTGATCGTGTTCTTTAGCATTAAAATCTGTTGTCATTGCCGCGTCTAAACCAGCCCCTATGATCTCGCCGGTCTGGGCTTTGTCACCTTCCAACAGCTTCTTGGGGATAAAGGTGTTCTCTTCGTTGTGCCTGTACTCTGGAGGAAGAGGGTTCGTTAAAAGGTCTACGCTACGGATAAAATACATAGCCGCAGCAAAACCATCATAGTGACCGAAGGCCTTGGAGCGTGAAAATTCCTTGCCTCTAGTACCGCCCTTGGTCTTGGTCCATACACCATTTCGCATGCATCCAATCAACTGAACACATTTAGGACTGGCTGTAACCCTGCGATCCTTCACGAGCTCACGAACATCTGATACCATGACGTCCAGATACGTCTTGCTCTCTACTGGATAGAAGTACAACTTATGCCGTAGCGTGAAGTCTTGAAGCAATGAAGGCGTGTTATTATCTGCAATACGCCGCTTGATCTCGTGCTTTCCGAACACTTCCTGCTCTTTGGCTATAATCGTTTGAGCCAAATGATCGGTGGTTTGCTCTGGACTCTTCATGGATACTTCATCCGCGAAGTGAATCTGTGAAGGTCTTCCTTTCGGGTGCCAGACGTAACCGAACAGGCAGACTGAATTATCCGTCCATCCTTGATCGAGGCCTTCATACTTGAACCAGTACTTAAAATTATCGTCCTGCGCTAAGTCGTGCTCAAACTCAGGCTTCCATTCTGGACAGAGCTGAAAGTCCGTATCGATCACAAACTTACAGAAAAATTCTCTCTGCACTTTGTGGGAAGTTATACCTCCTAAGTCCTTGATGAATTTATCCTGTAATTCCAGCGGATAATGGCTGTCGCGGATGGTCAGTTCCATGTACGCGCCTTCAAGTTGAGCCTGATCGCAGTAGGTCTTAAACACGTGGTCAGGAGTCACCGGAGGCGTAGACATCAACAGCATATTGCCGTTCCGAGGGATAAGGGTAGACAGCAAAGCACCGTCTACGATCTCATCTAGATTGGCTGAAAAGCCGGCTTCGTCGAGGATGATAAGGTCAAAGGCGAAGGAACGGAGATTGTTATAGCTTGTTCCCTGTCCTTTACCAACGCCTCGGAACAGAATCTTAGACCCATTGGCAAACTTGATCTGGGTCTTGAGCAACCGCGGCTTGAGCTCATCTGGGCATGACGCAAAGGCCACATCGTAGAGCTGCCGCACGTATTCCTGCACGTCGTCAATGGTCGGCGCGATGAATGCAACCAAGGCTTTAGGCTTCTGGATACAGACCTCAGCAGCTAGAAACATACCTAGCACACTTTTCCCGATCTTGCGGCTACAATTGACGACGAACTTCGAATTGACTGGAGCCGTCAACTTGAACTGGTCGTATATCTTCTTCTGAGACGGGTTTAAATGAACGTACAGCCGTCCCGTCTGCCAGGAGGCCAGGATAGCCTTAGCCTTCTGGTCTTCGGTCACTTAAGCCTTCGGCGCTTCAGTTGCTAATGTCTCAGCCACTACCGCCTCGGCAGCCTTCACGTCAACCACGCTATCGATCTGCTTCTTCAGGTTCTCACCGCGGATTTTAAAGTCATTGTGCTGGAACGCTAAGAAGTTTAACACCTCAGCGATCTTCTGTCCCATGTGTCCAGGATACGTCGCCTGCGCGATATAGTCATGCGAACGGGCAAACAGGTCCCGTACCGCTTCCACGTCTTGCAACTGGCGCTTGCGCGCGTCCTGCTCTGCGTTTGGATTCACTTGTGCTTGTTCGTTCATTGTATTACCCCCGATTAGTTATTATTTACTCTTGGTACGGCTTATCAAATCCGATGATCGGCTTGTCTGTGTGTTCCCACACGTCACAGCATTGCCCAGGCTTCACTTTGCCGGTCCATAATAGACAGTTACCAGCCGAATAATGATCGCACGTGCTACAATTAACCAAATCCGCTTCAATATATCCCGCTGTCTCGGGCGTAGAACGCGAAGGCTTGATATCTTCCGGTTTATACTTTTCCGGTCCCTTCTCCCAAAGCAGACATGTTCCACGTTTTAAACTGATATTCTGCTTTACCAATAGGCATGTATACGAACCATCGGCCATTTTAATCCTATGCTCACACCCACCGCATTTATGATCGGGCGGATTCGTGTCGTCCACGAAAAACGGTATGTCAAATTGGCTATTCTTTATCTGATCCATCTCTCCCCCCATCCGCACCAAGCGCAGAAGAATGAGTCTTCAGGCTTCTCTTTGACTATATGTCGCTTGCACCAAGGACAACTCATTGAGGCTGGCATGGTTCTGGCGGCACAACCATGCCTTCAACGTCATATACGCAATCGTTGATGCCTTCACTGAACTGGAGGTCTAGATGATGACCCATCTCATAGCACCAGTAATGCTGAGAACCTTTACGTAACCAATGGCCCATGATCGGTCCATCGCATGTTACGCACTTGCGCCCGTGAAAATGCATCACACCGCCTGGGTTAAACGCGCTCAGTAAGATTGAACCGTGCTCTTCCAGCTCATGGATCGGACAGCCGTCCTCTCGCGCCTTCATCGGCGTCTTCATGCACCACCTGCAACGAAGCTGGAGCGCGATCTCAAGCGGGTATTCACCCACGTTCTTGCACGGCATGTCTGTAAAATCATGACCTAACATTACAGCCCCCGATAACCTTTATTTACTACCGTCCTTCCAACCCTTACGCGCCATCTTAGCAACCCAGTAAGCGGTTGTAGCGTAGAACACGACCTGCACGGACATACCGATCAGGCCTAACAGCATCTGAATCGCGATCATTATCAGCATTAGTGTACGTCTCCCTTCCCCACAACGTCGGTCGCATCAGCGACAAATCTGTTCTCCACATGCAGCTTAACGGTGAATGGAAAGAACTTCCCTCTTACCTTCTGCCGAGCTGCCTTATCGTTGGCTGGCTCAGTCCCACCAACCCGTACCGTACGCCAGGTCAGAGGCTTGAGGAAGCTCTGCCAGGTATCCAAAAACCATAGACGACCACCCTCGTACTCCAGCGGCAGGTTGTCGAGCGAAGCGCCGATCATCGTCCCGTTCATGTAGAGCTCGCCTACGTAACGCCCATTCATGTCTACATAGCGTCTGACCACCGTCAGGCTCGTCACTTGCCCTCCAATGTCTCGAGGGCGATCATGGCTGCCTTGGACGGCTTACCCTTCCACCGTTTGACCTTGCTCTTCCGGCTTGAGACGATCAGATGAGGCAAGAGCTTGAGCCAGAGCTTAATCCGATGTCGGTCATTGCGCATGATGGCCTTCGCCAGGTCCTCACGCCAGTCGAGGCCTACCCGTTTGAACGCCTGGGCGACATGGCTGTTGGCCTTCGAGCGGGTGCCATCAAAGCCTTTGGGACGACCACCCTTGTTCTTAGGCTCGGTAAGCGTAGGTCGACCGCTGTCCTGCGGCTGCTTCATGCAGACATGTGAGTCCTCAAAGTTACCATTCTCGCAGCAGTAGCCAATCATCGGTGGTAGCACAGATTCTTATCTCGCAGGTCAGCGTGACAAGCCTGCCAGGTATCGTACTCGCAGTGCTTGATGCCAGACTGGTAGTCCAGCTGACAGATAGGCTTGTCGCCTACCATCTGAAGGTGGACGCAACCTGATAGCATCAGAAGCATGAGTCCTAACAGTAAGCCAAAAGGCGCTAACGTTAACCTACGCGGCTTCCGTAGCGACACGAACATAGGATGGCTGAGCTCAACCTTGAAGACCTCAGCCTGCGAGCCATCAGGATAGATGACGATGCCTAACGATCGAATGCCTTTAGATTCAGTCATCACGCCCACCCATACGTCTGAGCGATGGCCTGCTGACGCATCTCTTCTCTGTGTGGCCATTCGTTATCCTCAAGCTCTGGAAAGTTAGCTTCAGGCAACGATTCATAGATAATCATGCTGATCCCCCGATCTTTAAAATTAGGCCTAATAGCCTATGTACAAATCTGCGTTCTCATGGTATAATTAGAATGAGAGGTAGCTCCCTCGGATCCCGGCGGGCGCTTGCTTATTTTTAGATAGCACCGTGTGCTTTAGCGTTTGCTCTCGCCTCGCGGTACTTCTTCGCCCACCAGTTATCTCGCTTCAAGCGTTCATACAACCACGAGTCAGCGTAACCACGTTCACGAGCTCGCGCGTACCACTCAATCGCCTGCTTCAAGCTCTTCCTCGCTGCCTCGTACCGATCACGCCAAACCTTCTTGCTCTTCGACGCGTATCCGCCTTTCTTGAGCGGCCGAACAACCGGCTCGTCGAATTGCGCCTGCTTACGCTTAAGGTTTGCTTCACGGCAATCGCTGCACATTCAGCCTCCAAAAGGCTATGTAAAATCATGTTAACTGTTATATACTTTTACATTTGACTACAAATCTTTGCATCGATCAACAAAAGTTTGCATGGCGAGTTAGTCTCTCACTCTCAGCTATCCGTTTGGATTAAAAGATGATTAGATTGATTCTTTAGGTTATCTCAATCACCTTTTAGACTGAATTTAACGCATCGTTTAGAGTCAAGCTGATGTATGAAATTCAGCTTAAATTCTATGCTTGATTTAAGGCTAATTGCTGAGTACACAAAACAAGGGTCCAAGGTTAGGTAAAACCTGTTCATCGCAGGCCTTCCGATTGTTTGAGCTCATCACTCTTGGCTCGAAAGGGTGGACCAATCCCTTAGAGCCCAGCTTACAATCAACTGTAGTCGAATAGCTTAATGGTCTGCCGCAAAAAAGGGCCGAATGACCTATTTACTTTTTGGGCTTCTCCTGGTAGAATTAAGGGGAGCTAGTTAGTAGGCGTTCAGTCTTTCTGCTTCCATAGATAGGATTGGGTGGACTACAGTTAGTATAGTCAAATGATGAGGAGGTCAACAAGATGGAATTCAAGATCAGCCAGCCAAACATGCTTGAAAGGAACGATTGTATGGTCCAAGCTTTGGCTAACGTTTTAGACAAGCCTTATTTTGAGGTCCACTCTAAGCTTAGACGCTTAGGTAGACGTAATCGATGTGGAACTCCTAACCGTATATGTGTTAAGGCTATGCTAGCATATGGTATATCTATATACTCTCCTATCACTCGTCACATTACTCATGCTCAATTTCTAGCGCAAAATCCTAAGGGTAAGTTCCTTGTCATGTCTAGGTCTCACGCCTGGGCTATCAAAGATGGTGTAGCCTATGGTGGCTGGAGAGTAGGCCCACGTAAGCATATCCGCTGCATCGGGAGGGCATCATGAATAAAAATGAACAAAGAATATACGATGCGTTGCGGAAAGATGGGTACGAAGTGTTTCGTGGAGGATGGCCAGACTTCCTGACTATTAAAGATGGCGTCGTAAGACTCATTGAGTTAAAAACGCCATTCGATAAAATAAGCGCGAGGCAAGCGAAGATGCATGAAGCGCTGAAGAGAGGATTGGGCCTTGACGTAGAAATAATGAGGATAGAAACGGTTGATAAAATCAACTGGGATATAGCATTGGTTAAAAAACTTCGCAAATGTTTGCACAAAACTATAGTCCAAAAAGGGCTACTTATAGAGAGAGGTGCGTATGGGGCGTAAACGTAGGGAGTTCATCCCAATTCGTAATCCAATTGGCATAAGCCTTAAAGCGTTTCCTGAAGAGGAACTGCTGGCGCCGGAACCGCAGAATAACGAACATCCTCGACCTGAAGAAGTCATGATCCGTCAAGCGGTAAGATATCTCACGCCGAAGCAACGTAAGGTTTGGCATCTATACAACTATGATCGGCTCACGCAGGATGAGATTGCCATAAAACTGGGTAAGAAGCGCACAACCATTGAGACTCAGATTCGCCAGTGTGAAGCGCGCATCGTCAAATGGTGCAAGTCCAATATGGCCGCGTATAATGTCATCAAACAAGAGGTAGATAAAGAGTGATGGCTACGTATACTCATCCCATTTATCCGGAACTATTCAAAGGTACGGCGACAGAGTTTATTGATAAGCCTTGCGCTCTGGAGAACGGGGAGAAGCTGTGGCAACAATGTTATATTTGCGGCATGAGCGTCTCGTTCGTTAAAGACGCGGGCAGATGGATTGGCATAGGTGGGCTTATTCGACACAAAGATTGTGAACCACCACCGTATACAGGAGACAAACATGTTGATCGTCATTGAAGGTCCAGACAAGACAGGCAAGACTACGTTGGCTACCGCTATATCCAAGCAGTTAGGCTTTGAATACAAGCATTTTAGCGCACCTAAGGGATCGCCTGCCGACGAATATATCGATTTTCTATTAGCGCTCAAACGTCCCACGGTTTGCGATCGGTTTCATCTAGGCGAGCTCGTTTATGGTCCAATGTTTCGTGGTAAGGCTGGAATCACACCGTTGGAGCTGGTGACTATCGAACGAGTTATGCGATTGAAGCAGACCATCCTTATCCATGCTGTCACGAACATGGCGCTAGCGAATGAACGATTACTCCACAGTACAGAGCATGAAGTCGTTGACACAAAACAGAACGCCGCCGCAGCCGAAGGATTCGCAAAGGTTTTCCCCTTAACGAATGCCGGTCCTGTTATTCGGTACGATGGTTCATCGCTTGATAGCATTCGTAAGATCGTCAATGATCTGCGGAAAATTCAGCAGTCGTTGGGTACGCCGGCCAAGTATTCAGGCATAGGTACCATCACCGGTTCTAAGATTGTCTTCGTCGGAGAACAGGTCAACAAGAACGTAACCTGGCGTAATCTCCCGTTCGATAAAGGCGTGTCATCTCAATTCTTGCTAGACACTTTTAAAGCCGCTAACGTGCCAGAAAAAGCTGTGTATATTTGTAACGCTGATAAGTTAACCAAAGAAGAAGCGTATAGACTCGCCAATACGGACAGGACCATATTTATGGCGCTTGGCCGTAAAGCAGCGGAGAAATTAACTAGTTTTGGTCTTCATTACTATGCTTTCCATCACCCGCAGTTTGTCAAACGATTTAAGTCAAAGCAAAAAGGGGAATACGTAGCCCAATTCAAAGAGGTAGTAGCATGCGCATAACTCGGAGAGTTTATAGTTCACCAAGTGAAGCGTATCTTGAGGCTCTTACGGACGTTTATTATAGTCCTGATTATAAATCAGCTCCAAGAGGTTTGCCGATTCGCGAATGTCTTGACTATATGTTCACCGTATCAAATCCTACGTCTGATCCTATCGCGACATTGGACAACGAGCGTAATCAAGTCATCCGCGATTATACTCTCAAAGAAATGGCTCTCTACGATCTGGGTACCAATCGCGTTGAGGACTTTGAAAAGGCCAGCAGCTTTTGGCGTAAGATAGCCAACGAAGATGGTACAATCAATTCGGCCTATGGCTTCCTAATTTGGAAGAATAGATCATGCCGAAGCCATGACACGCAATGGGAATGGGCTAAGCAAAGCCTAATCAAGGACAAAGATACTCGCCAGGCATTCGTTAGGTTCTCGTTGCCTGACCATCAGTGGTGGGGTAACAAAGATCAGGTCTGCACCATGCACGGGAATTTTCTTATCCGTGAAAACAAACTGCATCTGACTATTGTTATGCGATCAAATGATCTAGTTCTTGGTCTGGTTTATGACCTTCCGTGGTTCTGCTCGCTGCTTGATCGTATGGTGGCTGAGCTTAGATCCCATTATCCTGATTTGCAGAAAGGTACATATACACACCTCGCTCATTCGCTCCATATCTACGATAGAGACGAAGAGAAGGTAAAGGGGATGCTCGGCTTACCATGAACATCAAACATAACGAAACCAAAGATGGTAAAACAAGCAAAGAATGGCTTGCGTGGAGAAGTATGAGAACGCGCTGCTACGTATCTGCTAATGCGCAGTACAAAGATTATGGGGGAAGAGGCATTAGCGTCTGCGATAGATGGTTCAAATCTTACGCGAATTTCCTAGCGGATATGGGAAGAGCGCCGTCTCCAGCCCACTCCCTTGATAGAATCGACAACAATGGAAACTATGAAAAATCTAACTGTCGTTGGGCTACCGCGTCAGAGCAGGCCCTAAATAGACGGGCCGTAGACAAGCTCACCGATTTGTTCGAAAAACAACGCTTTTTAATGCAGAAATTAGGCGTTAGATACGCAGATAGTCCTGAGCATTTTGCGGCCAATGAAGCAGAATTAACCGGCGTTTTCAAAGAGTATCTCATGGCTTTGATAGTAGAGCTCGCGGAGACGCTTCAGGAATTGAATTGGAAGCCGTGGAAAAAGACGCGAAAGCCGCTGGATATGTCTAAAATTCATGAGGAGATCATAGACGCGTGGCACTTCTTGTTAGAATTGTCGATTATAGTGGGTCTAGATTCATCTAAAATTCATACTGTTTATTTAGCCAAGAATCGGGAGAATCTAGTGCGCCAGAAGACTGGCTATTAAAAGGGCCTTTTGACCTATGTGCTTTTCGGTGTTCTGGGGGTATAATATATCATGGAGGACAAACACATGATAACGATACTTTGTCAAGCTTGCGGAGAAGAGTTAGAAGTTAGCTTGCCCTTAATCTCTGGCGGCGTGTTCTCTAAAGGTTATTGTTCACCAGGGTGTTACGCGTGGGATCAGAAGAATAAGATCGCAGCTTGCGACCACGGCGACTACGTTTGTACGTGTCACTAAAGGAGGCTTCTATGAAACCGATCAATATAGCAACTCCAGAAGAAGTCCTTGAAACAGAACTAGCGATCATCGGCGCAGCTGGCATTAAAGTACGGCACGTTGGGTTTCAGAAAGACGGTTTTGGTAGTGGAATTCATATGTACGATGTTCTTGAACCTATGGTGCCAGGATATGTGTATCATCGTGATAGCGCTCCGGTCACTCTTACTCTTGTTGGAATGAAAGAGAAAGGACTACTCTAATGAAAAATTGCGAACGCTGTGGAATGAAATTTGGCGACGTGCTTGGATACATCGATCACAAAAATACGTTTAAGCATCAATGGAAGCCGATGGACCCAGCAATCAAAGATGTTATTGTGGCGCGCGTAGAAGATCGTTTGCGCCCGTTCTTGTTGGGGCATGGAATTAAAGAAACTCCCGTGGCGCCGAAAAAGGAACCGATCAAAATTGTCATTGAACGGTTTGAGTCTTCTGTTGAACGTTTCACCGCTCCCCATGATTTAGTGGGCGTAGCGCAACCTAACTGGGTTGGATAGGAGAATATATGACCAGAAAAGAAGAAGTTGAAGAGCTTAAACGAATGTGGTTCCAGCAACAATTAGCTATAGAAAAGCGCAAGGCGTTTTTAGAAGACCTTTCAAAGGAGACAAAATGAAGAGATTCATCGTCTTGTTAACAGTAATGAGCTTAGCTGGCGTAGTATCCGCAAACTGTGGTAACGATAATGGTAACGGCAACGGATGCAGTGGTAACACAGGTCCTCAAGGACCACAAGGTCCGCAGGGTCCAACTGGACAGAACGGTCTTAACGGCTCGAATGGTACCAATGGTACTAACGGCGCCAATGGAACAAATGGTGCTAACGGTAAAGATGGCAAAAATGGTACTGATGCGCAGGTAGATCGTTCCGCAAAGCTGGCTTTAGACGCGGCGGTTCGTCTTTATGATGGCAAATACGTTCAAATACAGGCGTTCAATATCTATCTACCAAGCCGCAAGAACAACCAGGACGTAATTGGCGATGGTACAAACTTCATGTTTGGTGCTCGTGTTGTCTTTAAGCTTGGCAAAAGCTATGAAGAACGCCGCATCGATGAGCTTGAAAAGAAGCTTCAGCTGTTATCCCGGTAGTCAAAAGGATTATAAAATGGATGATCTCTGCACGTCATCGGCAGCAACGAACGGCGAACACGTTAAGGAATACTACGAGACACGCAATGGAGAGATGTGGGAGAAGTGCAGAAACTGCGGCAATTTGTTCTTTGCTCGCTACCATGACTGCGGATCGGGGTGCTAAAATGAGCGAAACGTTTAAAATCAAAGACGATGACTCAGGCGAGATGGTAGAATATGAAATGTGTATGGGATGCGGGGGAGAAGGTGGGTATGATGCTTCTCGCAACTGCGAAGAATATGATGACTGGCACAACTGTGAAGAGTGTGAAGGACGAGGCTACGTTGAAGTAGGATTCTACGAGAAAGATGAGTTCGTGCCAAAGCGCGACGCGTTCATGCCAGGAGACTAGGAGGCTAAAATGATGATCGAAGCGATACTCATTAGTAGCTTTACCATGGTGACCGCGTATAGGCCGGTTCCAGAACAGACGAAGCCAGAATGTAGGGGGCGGTATGGATGTACGACATCTATTGATGAAAACGTCTCGATGTTGGGAGCAGCTGTTAGCCAAGACTTGCTGGCTTCTGGAAAAGTTCGCTATCGTGACGTGTTACTTGTTCCTGGCGTTGGGTATAGGATTGTCAATGATTGCACTCATCCTCGCTTACGTAATACTGTGGATGTATTCGTGTACACGTTGGCTCAAGAGAAAAATATAAAGCCACACAGTTCATCGGTGTGGGTTATTCGTACGCCGTTTCCTGAGAT